TTAAACCCGCCACATTTCGGCTTCGCAGGTGACCACCGGGTTGTCGCCCAGGGCGGTTTTCAAGGTGCTGATCAGGTAATCAACTCCCTGAATGTGCACTTTCTGCCGCATGGTAAACCGCGCCAGATCCGCAGCCGATAGATACAGGTTCCGCCGGATCGGGAAGGTGCGGCCCCGGAACTGCTCGAACCGCTGCCAGTAGTTCTCCACCAGGTTGCCAGGCTCCGACCACAGCAGCGTCTGGCCATCGTGCGCGTGGGTAGCCGTCGGCACGCCACCGATCAGCCCGTTCCAGAATAAAAACCGGTTACTCAAGACAGGTCTGGCATCTTTATTCAGTACGCTGAACCCGGCCTGGCTGGTGGTGGCCAGGCCCGATGCCGGATCGGTCAGTAGAGTGGAAAACCGCGACTTGATCGGCAGCAACACCCCGCCCGCATTCTCTGCGGTTTCCGGGGTCTGGTATTTGTCCATCGGGGCCGGAATGGGCTTCATCGTCGCATCGTTTCCGTCGATCTCGTAGCTCAACTCCAGTCGCCCATGCTGATCCGGAATCCGGAGATGCGCCGTGCCGGTTTTATAACTCCAGTTGGTCAGCGTGGGCTGACCCAGCACGTCGTCGACAAAATCAATCGTGCAGATCTTCCGGCGCGCGTTGAAGTCCAGCCAGAGGTTGAACAGTTTCCGCAGTTCGATCAAAAGGCCACCCATCGTGACTTCGGGCAGGTGATTGCTATAGGTCAACGTGGTTTGCTGGTCCAGGGCGTACAGGTTGTAAAACACCAGCCGCTGCAAAGCCGCATCGTCCTGGGCCTTGCGGGCGTCTTCTTCGGCTTTCTGGGCTTCCATCTGGGCGATCTTGGCTTCAAACTTGGCCTGTTCGGCCTGCTTTTTGGCTTTGCCTGAGCCAAACAGATACATTCGTCCACCCTGCAGCGGCTCCAGGTAGGAGCGGTATTCTCCGCCGTCGCCGAAGACGGCCCCGTTACGCGCCAGGATCGGCGCGCCGTTGCGGTGCAGCGAGGAATGCAGCAGTTTGTCAATAACGGGTCGGTTGTTGCGGTAAGTGTTGCGGGACAGGATCATAATCGGTTCTCCACCCTCCATCTCGCCGATTTCCTGCCCCGTATCGCGCCGGGTGAGGGCAATGCCCGCCTGGCCGTACTGCGTGCCGTGGCCGGGTCCGGTGGGTACACCCCCGTTGCGCAAATAGCCGCCCTGAGCGTAGGAAGGCGGCTTCTGGGATTTAATGATGCCGATCTGAATGGCGGCCATCGCTGCCGACGCGGCCACGCCGATCAGCCCCAGAGGAAAGCCCATCGTAGCCAGCGACTTTAGGGCGGCCATCGCGGCATTGATCAGCGCCATGGCAATCTGCATGGCCTGGTCCCGTTTCCAGGCTTTCAATTTCTCCTGTTTCTCCTTTTCGGCGGCATCGGCATTGATCTTGGCAATCGTCTTTTCGTACTGGTCCTTGGAAATTTTGCCCTGATCGTACTGCTCTTTCCACGATTTGAGCTGCGATTCCTTTTCTTTTTCAATCTTTTTGAGCTGATTGTCCAGGTATTGCTTATTTAAAGCGGTCAGTCCCTGAATAACGACACCTGCAATCTCTAATTTTTCCTTCGATTTTTCTTTCCAATCCTGTTGTTCATCGGCATTGGCTTTTTTGGCATTTGTCAGTTTCTGAAGCAGGAAATTCATGAAAGTGGAATAATCTCCATTCATCAGCCCTTCCACGGCGGAGAAAAATTCCTGGACGTTTTGCTTCCGTTTTTCGTGATGCTCTTTATGGAGTGCCGTGGCTTCCTGTTCAAACTTCCGATCGGCCGCCCCCAACTGGGCATTTTTCCACTGGTTAAGCTGGTCGATAGCCTGGGCTTTTTTCGTTTCGTCAGTCAACACCCGTTCAATGTGGGCTTTCTTTTCATTGTACTCGGTCTGGATTTTCTGACGCTCTTCAGCGAGCTCAGCCGCCAGGCGCTGTTTCTTCAGTTCAAAGGTCTGCTGCTCATTGTTGCGGGCGGCAAACAGTTGGTTTTCGTAGAGCGTTTTGGTGGTTTGTGACTGGTAATCGGCCAGGTCCTTGAACAGCGATTTCTCCTTCTCAGCCTGCTCTTTCTCCGCCTGCAGCTTTTTCTCCCGTTTCTCCAGCTCCTCCTTTTCTTTTTTATCGCGGAACTGCTTTTGCGTTTCCGCGACCCGGTTTTCAAAGTCTTTCTCGATCAGGTCAATCTGCTGGGCCTTTAGTTTGGCATCGGCCACGGACTCCTGCACGGCGCGTTTCTGCTGATCGCGCTTGAATGTCAGGTTGGCAATTTCCCGCTGTTGGTCATCGGCGATCAGCTCGATCTGCATGCGCCGAATGTCATCGTTAGCCTGGCGGTTGGCGCGTGTCTTTTCTTCGGCAACCTGTTTGGCGTGATCTTCCTGTTTTTTCTTCTCGGCATCCCGGTGTTTATCGTTATCACCTCCCATGGCCGTCAGCGCCTGGGCGTTGATCTGAACTCCGGCGGTGGCGGCATCCTGGGCCCCGGTTTTGGAGGTGGTAACCTTTTTGTCAACGTGGGTTTTATGATCCGCTTCGGTTTTTGCGTGGGCTTCCTTCAGCGTGCTCTGATACGTGGTGCTGAAGGCATCAGCTACCTTCTTGCCGCCGTTCATCATCACGTCGGCCATGCCCTTTATATCCATTGTCAGGAAGGCTTTGACAAACTGTACGGTGACTTCGGCAGCCGTTTTCATAGCCTGCCACAAGCCATTGACGCCCGCGCGGAAGGTGTCACTGTGCTGATAAGCCGCCACCAGGGCAGCTCCCAGCGTCAACAATATGGCGATGACGGCCGCAATAGGATTGGCCGACATGGCCACATTCAAGAGCCGTTGGGCTACAGCCGCGGCTTCGGTGGCGATGGTACGGGCTTTCTCGGCCGCGGCCATTCGGAGGGAATTGGCTTCGGCCAGAATCGCCTGGGCATTGAAGGTGACCAGAGCGGCTACTAGGAGTCCAATACTTACTTTATTCTCATTGAGGAATGCTGGAATTGCGCCTACGGCTTTACCGAAGGCGATGGCGTATTCGCCCCCTTTCAGCACCATCGGCAAAAGCTTGTTGCCCAGATCGACGGAAACCGCCTGGACCGCTTTGCCCATTTTTTCGAGTTGTCCGGCCGCATTCGTGTTCTTGAGGATAAATTCGTTGGTCAGTGAGGTGCCCTGCTGCATGGATTTGTTTGCCAACTCCTGTTTGTCGCGCACCAGTTGGGTCTGGTCTTTCAAGAGCGACATGACTTTAGTGGCTTCCTGGGATTTGATGCCCAAATCGGCCAGTCGTTTGGCGACCACATCGGCGGGCAGTCCTTTCAGACTTTCGGCCAGTTTCAGCAAAAACTCATTGGGGTTAGTGTTGATGAGCTTTTTCATTTCCCCCTCGGTGATGCCGAGCTGACGGGCAAAAGTGGCCGTATCTTTGGCCGCCGTCAGCAGAATATTTGACAAACCGCCAGCGGCTATTTCTGCACTCAGACCCATTTCCTGAAAAGCGGCTCCCAATCCCAGGGTCTGGGAAATCTGGGGCGACAGGTTGCCGAGCTGCCCCATCCGCTGGGTGAAGTCGGCCACGACCGGAGCGGTGGCGGTTCCGGCGGCTCCCAGGTCGTTGAGCGCTGAGCCAATCTGTTTGATGGCCGTGCCGGCATCGAGGTTTTTGGTTTCCTGAAACAGATTTTTAAGCGTGCCCAGCGTGGTGGTCACCTGCTCAACGCCCCCGGAAAATTCATCGCCCAGGGCGACGACTGCCTGATCAGTGGCCTGGACAAAACCGAGCATTTCGTCTTTGGCAATATTGATCTGGCCGCCGACTTTGGCGATTTCCAACAGCTCGGACTGAGCGGTGCGGGTGTCGATTTTGGCGATTTCATCATTCAACCCCTTTACTTCGTCGGCGGTCATGCCGGTGCTTTTCTGCACATCGGCGAAGGCATCGGAGGTTTCGGCGGCCGCATGGATGGACTCTTTACCGAATTGGACGACTTCCTGAATCACATCATCCAGCAGAAAAGCGCCGAAGGTACTAACGAAGGTATCTTTCAGGCGGCTCCAGGTGGAAACATTCTCGTCGGTGGAATCGCGCAGGGCGCGCATTTCGGCGTTAACCCCATCGAGCCGCCGATCCACGTCGACAACCTCTTTCATTTTATCGATCCACTCGTCGGAGTTGATTTTGAGGTCTTTCAGCTCATTGTTGAGCAGCCGTTTTTTTGCCCGAAGTTCGTTAACCGACGCGTTTTCCAGATCCAGATTCTGGATGTACTCGCGGGTTTCGACGTTGAGCTGTTTCTTTTGGGCGGCCAGTTCGCGGTAAGCGTCGGTGTTTTCTTCCCCGGCTTCCTTCATCCGGCGCATCTCGGCGGTAATTTCGCGGGCTTCCTGGCGCATTCCGGCTAGGCTCCGCTCGGCATCTTCGCCGTCGATGATGAGCTTTATTTTACTCTCTTCAACCTGGTTCATGCGGTGGCATTAGTAGAATGTCCACCAAATTGAAAAGCTGCCCGGGGTTGAAACAGGACGGCTTTTGTAAAAGTATATTAGAAATACAGTGTCTTACTAAAAGGAGGGATTATTGAAACTTTTAATAACCGTCGACCCCAGTTAGTAGAACACTACATAAAGCATCCTAAAAAAATAATAATTCATAGTTAATCACTAAAGTGGGTAGCTTTATTTCGGTACTTTTGACGGACAACCAAAGAACTACCCCGCACCAGAGGAATCTTACTCCAATCCGAAATTTATTATTATGGGTATCCAGGGAGCCGTTGGATATCCCATCGACCATGGCGCAAAGTCTAATAAACAGCTTAATTACATTTTAATATCTTGGGGCTATGTTCAGTTCACCCGATGAAAAGTTACTGACGTCCGTACTCGATAACCATCCCGAACCGATTGTATTGCATACTCCCGTATTTGGATCAGAAGAGGGTGATACGATTGTTGATTTTACCTTGCTCTATTTCAACGATGCTGCCAGGCAGCAGGCAAATCTACCTTACGCCCTGATGAAAGGGCAAAAAGTTAGTGAGCTGGCAGGCTATAGCGAAGAAGGAAGAAAAAAGCTTACTCAGCAATTAATCGAGGTGTATACCTCGGGCAAGGATTTACAAACTACCTATTACAATGAACTGCTTGACATATATTTTGACGTACTCCGACGCAAAATAGACGGTGCAATCCTCTCGATTACTAAGAATGTTAATGCAGAAATGAAGGAACGCCTGGAAAAACAAAAGCAACAGGAGCTGGTAAACCTGATACTCAATAATTCCCTGAATGGCTGGTACGTGTTGGATGCGGTGTTAAATGAGCAACAAAAAGTGATCGATTTCATGTTTACTTAACAATATCTTTTTACAGTTCAGTGGTCTTTCCCAGGAACAAGTGATCGGAAAGCGACTTTTAGCCCTGTTTCCAGCCACAAAATCCACCGGTTCTTTTGAGCGATATAAGGAGGTCTATCGGACTGGTAACTCTCAACGAAGCCAATCTCATTACACTGCCGGGGGGAAGGATGCCTGGTACGATAGTGTTGTGGCTAAATTGGGCGAGCATTCGCTGATGGTAACGTTTGCTGATGTGACGGAGCTTAACACAAAAGCCAGGGAGCTTGAAAACAAAAATTACATTCTCGATAACATCTTTACCCATTCATCAAATGGGATTTCATTTGGCCAGGTTATTCGCGATCAGGAAGGAAAGATCATTGATGGGAAACCGATCATGGCGAATAAGGCAGCCATCCAACTGGTTGGCATTCCCCAGGATCTCTACTTTTCAAAAACATCGGTTGAACTTGAGCCGAATATTTTAAACACACCCTATTTTCAAAAAATTATCCACACCATGGATACGGGTGAACCGTCCCTGGTCGAATACCAACTGGAGTCGACTGGGCGGTGGATCGAGATTTCACTTTCCCGCATGGACAGGGATCACCTGATTATCATTTTTACCGATGTTACGGAAATAAAAGAGATTGAGCTGCAAAAAGAACGGCTGATTGACGAACTCAAACGAACCAATGCGGCACTCGAAGATTTTACAAGAGCGGCATCCCACGACCTGAAAGAACCCTTGCGCAAAGTGCAACTGTTCACCGAGCGGCTCCAAGATATGCTGGCCACGAAGATGAATGACGAAGAAACTATCTTAATGGAAAAAGTAAAAGGGGCAAACAAGCGAATGATGCTGCTGGTAGAAGACCTGCTATCTTATGCTGATATTAGTTACGGGCCTCACCAACTGGAAGAAATTGACTTAAACGAAAAACTGGCGGATGTACTTTCGGACCTGGAACTGGTGATCCAGGAAAAAGGCACTACTCTTACAATGGATAAGTTGCCAGTGGTCAAAGGATATGGAAGGCAATTAGGGCAACTCTTTCAAAACTTAATCAGCAATGCACTAAACTACAGCAAACCTGGCGAACCATCGGCAATAACCATCACAGTAAACGAAATAAACAAAGCCGATGTACCGTCACATTTTATCCCTGATTCAAATCATTACTACCTTTTTCAAGTAAAGGACAATGGGATCGGCTTCAACCAGGAGTATGCTGAAAAGATCTTCAATGTGTTTACCCGCCTTCACAGACGGGAATTATATCCAGGAACGGGTATAGGTCTTTCCATTGTAAAAAAAGTTGCGGCAAACCACCAAGGTTTTGTCTATGCGGAAAGCGAAGAAGGGAAGGGTGCCACCTTCAGTGTGCTACTGCCACGGGATGCTTAAGTAAACCACTATTTGATCGACTTAGGAGTACAGCAAATACCCTGGTATTGCAAAAAGCAAAGTTCAGTCAATACGAATCCTATAATCCAAAAATTCTTCGCCTGCTATTATATCGTCTCACGAAACCCCCGTATTACGAGTAGAACAGGATGGATCAAATTACCTTTCATTTATCTCAATGCCACGTCTCAAATTGTTGTCTCACAATTCTATAGCTCAAAAAGCATGGACTTCCTGAGTTTTTGAGACAAATACTTTTCAGTTCAAATCATTTTTGAATAGAGTTACTCGAAATCTCTCTTCTCCAGCAACCGGGCGTACCACTGCCCGACGACTTCCGCCGTCTTAACGCGCAGCCGATAGCGGGCCGAATTGATCAGCCGCATCTTGGTGCTGTTGTACCAGGTGCCGTTGTACTGTTTTTTGACCACTGGCATCTTCCGGCGGGAAAAGAGAATAGCGGCTGCAATCCGGCGGGCTGCCTCGTTGATGCTGCTTACTGTGCGGCCCCGGTAGCCTGGTACCCGACCAAACTGCCCCAGCCCCACACTGGCCACGAATTGCTCCAGGGCTTCCGGCGGGGGCAGTTTGTCGTTGTACCGGAGTTGGGACATATCCTTAAACCGCCCATACTCGTTGAAGGATATTTCGGCCACCAGCGTCAGGGCCGAGCGGCTGACACCGGCCTGAAACTGCCGTAGCAGGTCTTCGGTCAGCACGAGCCCTTTTTCTTCGATGGCCCGCTGAAACATCGCCACGCCGTCGTGTACAATGTCCTGGGCGAGATCGACCAGTTCATCCAACAAATCTAGCTCCTCGCTCATTGTTCGGTCATTTTAACGTACACCTTCGCTCCGCTGGTGGGGTTGTAGAAGTTTACCCCATCATAACTAAACAGCCAGATGTGCTCGGTGCCTTCGTGGTTCATCACCACCACCTTGTCGATAATGACGGCCCCATTCGAAAACACCTGAATGCGGTAACTCTTCAGCGGCTTTCCACTCAGGAAGGCAAACCACCAGTACACATCAGGTTGCACCGGAAAATTCTGGTTGTTGGTATTTTGAGGATACACATACGGCCCCGGTAGCCCCTGCACTGTCCAGCTATTGCCCCAGGGCTGCATGCCAAAATAAACCTGCATTTGGGTATGACTGCCCGACCGGTAATGCCAGTGACCCGCCGGAACTTCCCAGGCATACAGTTCCGGGGCCGTCGTGCAAGAACCGTACAGATCGGCGTACGACTGGGTGTTCAGGCGTTGGTATTCGGCTTCGGCTTTGCTGTCAGCATCAGCCTGGCTGACTTCCGAGCCAAAAAGCCCGGCCGGTACCGAAATAAGCGCCGGACCACCTACCTGATCCGCACCACAATTGCTGCGCTGGTAGGTGCCCGACCGGCCGATGGCCGCACTCAGGAAAGGCGTCACCTGGCAGTCGACGCTGGGCACCGGCGGCAAATACCCTTCCGTACCGGGTACGTTCGACTTGATGGGCGCTTCGGGCACGCGGGTGTTATCGTCCAGGTAGTATTTCTCCAGCAGAACAGCGGCCTTTAGGCCGGTGCGCTTGCCGTTGGCATCCAGCAGGCAGGTGATGGCTTTGGGCCGCCAGCCGGTGGGACGCTTGGGTAGATTTTCCGGGGAGGGCAGGCGGCTGTAGTGCTGTTCGGGATTGGTGTAGCGGAACACGAAGGTGCGGCCGATCAGCGTCTCGTCGTCATCGGCGGTTTTGAGGCTGTCGGTCACCGGCATTAACGGCAGGTAGGCCCGATCGGTCACCAGATAGACCTCCGGAGATAGGGCCAGTTCCTGCAAATACTCCGCCTGGACCTTGCTCAGCCAGCCGGTACTGACCGTCAGTTCCCGTTCGCCGGTGACCTGGTTGATCTGTTTCTCGGAGAATTCGGGCGGGTAATCATATCCGGTAAACCGTTCGGTGATCTGACGCACGTACTTCACCTGTTCGACGCCCTTGCCGGTGCAGTAGAGCGTATCAAATCCGCCCAGGCTGTTGGCAAATAAAAGAAACCGCACGTTGCGCCGGTACTGGGTTTCCAGCCGGTACCAGCGGATTTCGGTCAGCCGCTCGTCGTCCTGGTTGCTGACCCAGACCTCAAAGTGACTCACCGGTTTGGGGCTATTCAGCAGGCCCAGGGCTCTGGGGCCGACCGGAAACGAATAGACCTTGTACGGGTAAACCGTTGTGAGCTGATTGCCCACCCGACGCTCCGAGGTTCCATCGGTGTAATAAGCCTGGCAGATCAGCTTAAGGCTGGTGGGCAGGGGCGAAAAGTGGGTCAGCAGGTACAGATACTCCTGATGGTCGGCGTGGACGGTGCGGGCGTTGGGTGCCCAGGTTAGAAACCGTTTGCCCTTGCCAATGTACTCGGTAAAAAAGAAATCATGGTAGGCGGCATACTCCCGCTCGGCAATCCCGGCTTTTATGGCGTAGGCCACCGGCGCATCGAGCTGATCAATGGGCGCATCATCGTGAGTGCGGATTTTGCGAACGTAGTAAGGCGTGGTCAGGCTTTCGCAGATCCCGATGGTGGTTTGCCGGAACAGGGGCGGGGTGCGGATCAAGAGCGAGTCCAGGTGCGGAGCCACGTCGAAGTAAGCTCCTTTGAAGACCGACCCGGTGCTGAGCACTTCGGGCGGAATTTCCGAAGCCACCAGCGTATCCATTTCTTCAAAGGTGTTTGATAGAAAGTAGGGTGGGGTCATCAGCGTCAAGCCGTAGCGCAAACCGGTCCGGTCGGCGAAGGTGATGGGGTCGGCGGCTTCGATGTTGACGACGATGTGATTGCCGGTCAGGTGAACCGGGTAGTGGGTCAGGCTTGCCAGGGCGTCCATGTTAATACAGGAATTCGTTCAGATTCATTTCGAAATTGACCTCCATGCGCCATCCGTAATGCGAATCGGCCCAGAGTAGGCTGACGGCTTCCAGGCGGATGCTGTTCAGATCGCACAGGATGGTTTTGGCGCGGTTGTCGAGCCGGAGTTTTTTGAGCAGCGTCAGCAGAATCTGGAAGGATTGGGCATAGGCGGCAATCTGGGCGTCGTTGTCGTCGAGCGGGGCCTGCACCAGCACCGAAAGACCGGTTTTGTAGACGGCCATGTGGTTAGCGGCAAAGTTGTCGCCGGGTAGAACGATGGGCTGCTCCAGCCAGGCCAGGGGGTAATCGAAGTCAGGAAAGGAGCGGGCATAGTCCATGCCTTTTTCGACCCCGCCGTAGAGAAAGAATTTTAGATCGGGGTGAGCAGTGGCCCACTGCCGGAAGTAGGCCACGTAGGAAGTAAAATCGCCGGAAAGTATCATATTGAGGATGGTTTCCGGCGAAAATGAAAGGAGAGTGTCTTAAGCAACAGGACAGTTTTCTCAATTCTAAAATTTAGTCGGTACTTTTATAAACAATATATCGGCTAAATTTTAGCAGCATGCTATGAACCAAAGAACTTGCTAAAATCAACTTTAATACCAAGGTAAGCCCCTACTTGCGGGGGATATTTTCCGTTTCCTCGAAGATCAAGTCCAATGGTTGCATTAACTTTTGTGAATTTCTCGGTTAATAGGGCTCTTACAAAATAGAACCACTTCGAAGACCTATCGATTTCTAATATGGGATCACGTCGAGGATTAGTGAGTTCATTAAAAAATAGTTGTTGACGAGCATTAAAGTTATCGGTTGTTCTTCCTCCAACAGCGTTAAGACTAAAGTTAAATTTATCTTTCTGCTTGACATTCCATAAAACTCCAAGTCCAAAGTAACCATGTGAAAAGGGTAATGTTATAGTTCGATCAGGTTCAGGAGTACGGTTGCTTCTGAGGACAATCTTTTCATCACGGGGTAATACAATTTTTAATGTGTCAATCTGAACATTTTTTTCAGATATTTTAGAATTTGACGTTTGGGATAGAAATTCTAGATGACCAAGTATAGAAAGATTATAGTTTTCTCCGGAAAATAGCTCAAAAGTTGGTTGCATATAATAAGACCAGCTGGTTAGATTCTCGGAACGGTAACGCTTATAGGTTATACTTTCGTAGGCTGCACCAGAGACAAAGCCTGATTTTGGATCAATTAAAACATTTTTCGGTGGGTAAATTACATTTGAAAAACTAGGGTCATCCATCGTAAAATTTAAATTTGAGATACCGACGGAAATTCCCAATCTACCAATGATATTAGGCATATAAGCGTTTAAAATTCCTGCGAAATTGGTGAGTTTTGGCTTTTCAAAAAAGCTAAAATTGCTACCCGTTAATAGTGTAAACTGAAAATCGCTTGAATCAAAGTCTTTCACTTGCTTTTTCTCCAACTTCACTTGTAAAATTACACCATCTTCTTTGATCAGCTCTTCTGGGTCTGATTCGAGACCGATTATAATGTTTTTGTTTTTGAATAGGCTATAACTAAACCCCTTCTTAATGATTATTGGTACTCCTATGGTCTCGCTTTGCTGGAAGGAGTGTTCAAGATCAATGAAATCGATATACTTATTCAAACTATCAATGTCGAGAGTACCCATTTTTAATAGACTAACTCTAGCCTCAACTATTTTTTCACTTCTTAATTGAACTCTTTTGTCTTTTAAATTAGCCCCTACCTTTTCATATGTTAGAAAAATTGTGGCATAGGTGTCCTTTGTTGAGTCCACTATTATAGTCAACTCTTTAATATGTTTACCTTTTTCAGAGAAATAAAGGTCTTGACAAATGGCCTGTTGGAAGAAGAAGGCAAATAAGAAAAATAAAAGTAGCTTCATATTTTAAAGTGATTAAATTGTTGCGAGGAAAACTTAGTAATTTGATTATATAAACTTAAATAATTCTTGTTATTGAAATATTTCAGAAAGGAGTATATCAATCAAATAGGATTGCCTTTGCCAGAAGCAAGAAAAGAAAGATTAATTTTTAAATCAACGGTGTTTTTCACGTATTTCTTAGAAGCTGAGTTTTATAAATTGGATTCAAAAAAGTTAAATATTTTTTCTGCTTAATCAGTATTATATCTGATTAACCGCCAATCGAATCGCGGTATTTTTCCATTTCCTTTTCCATTCGCTCGGTTTCCCGTTTAATCTTCAGGTTGTTGTCCCTCAGAAATAGCCAGACGGTGTGCACGTTTTGTTTGCAGACCTGATCGAAGTTGCCAAAAACGCCCAGTTTGGCAATGTCCATCAGTGAGGTCAGAATGCCTTCTCCGTTTTTGTACAGGGGCGGCTCCTCGGACGCATCTTCGTCGTAAACATCCTGGTAGTTCTCAAAAAACCGGTTGTTCATCCACTCAAAGTATTTTAAAACCGCCATTACCTGCCCAATGGTGAGCTTCTGAAACTTGCGGGCGCGCTCGTCGGCCAGTACCGAGTTGAACTCTTCGCGCAGATCACCAGTCCAGTCGGCCGACTGACGGAAGGTCTCGGCATCCTTGCGGATTGGGCGGCACAAGGTGGCAATCAGCGTATAGACAGCCAGCGTGTTGGGTTGTTCGGGCCGGGTGTAGGCCAGGTAGTGGATGTTGGCCATCGCAATTTCAATCGCCGAGGTGTTGCTGTAGTTTGGCTCGGGTAAATTATACCGAACCCCGTCAATCTCGAACCAGTCCAGGGGCTTGTGTTGCAAGGGCGTCTGCCAAAGCCAGCGGGTGAGTTGGCCCAGCCGGTAGCGTTGTTCGGAGCTGAGCTGTCGATGGATTTTCGGGGGAATGGGCATCAGCACCGTCAGGGCGCGGGCCTTCAGGTCGGCTCGCTCTTTCAGCTCCAATAGGTCAACCGGCAACAGCGTCAGGGGCAACAGGGTTACGATCTGGCGGCTGGTGCATTCGTGCCACGCCTGGGGTACCGGATAGGCGAGGGCGTTGAGCCAGACGGTTTTCATGGGCGGGCTTGCCAGTACGGGCTGATCTGGTTGACGATGAGCTTGATTTCCCGCATCCGACGGCGGGTTTTGTAGACGCCCCCAATGCCGTTGGTGCCGCCGGTATTGAAACCGATGCAATCGATGGATTCGGCTTCGGGGTCCCAGCGGGTCTGGGCGAAGCCTTCAATGTGGCTGGCAAACAAACTGACGCCATCCATCAGCATCGGTTTTTGACCGACCCGCTGATTGCCGCGCGTGCTGCGCCGGTAGACGATCCTTTTGGAATTCGCAAACCAACTGGCCACACTGCCGGGGCTGGCGATGGGTAGTTTGACGCCGTTGCGCAGGTGGCACCAGTATAATCCGGAAGCACAATAGTAAGCCCGTTCGGGCAGGCCCAGCGACTTGTTGTACAAGGCGATTTTGGGGTGATCATTGCGGTTCGTGCGTTCGCGGAGGCCCACCTGCGCGCGGGCGGTATCAAAAATGGCCTGTCGCAGCGTGCCTTCATCAGCGAAGGTGAGACTGGTCAGGGCCAGGGTATAGGGGTTCGATTTGGCCGGTTTCATGGTTTGACCAGGTGCGATAAAGCTGCCAAGAGCAAGAAGCCCAAGATAAAGCAGGTTGCGAGTTTGGATCGTTGCCACGGTGTTAGTTCATCAAAGAATTCCCGGTAAAAATCTTTCCCCGACTGCACAAATGGAAGGACATAAAAGCCCACCATCGGCACCACGAACATCAGCAGCAGCAGGGCAATGGGCAGATCGGTGAGCTGCACGAACTTCTCGTAGGCGAATTTCTGCACACTCGTCAGATCGTAGGGCTGCATCTGCTTGTCAAACGCCAGGCTTTTATTCACCTCCTGAATCATATTGTGCAGGTCAGTGAAGCTATTGTAGGCCACCCAAAGGGAAACAAAGACACCCAGCAGTTGAAAGGCCAACGTCAGGCGGTGGTGCTGTTCAAACCAGCGTTTGTCCGGCGATGCTTCGCTGGGATCACTAGTCGCCAGCCCCAATTTGCGATCAATGTCGCGGGCCTGCCGCTCCGAATCGGCCGCAAAGCTGTAGAGAGTGCGTTTCTCATCTTCGTTGGGGGCCTGCCGGGCCTGCTGCCGAAAATCCCGGGCATCTTCCAGCAAGGAATCACGCTCCGCCACCAGTTGGTTGCGCTCGGTTTCCTGCGCCTGGCGCTTGCGGTCTTCGATGGCCTGTTTCTGGCTTTCGATGCGTTCCAAATCGGCATTCAACCGCTCTTCTTCGGCTTGAATGGCCGAGAGTTCGGGCACAACATGGCCGTTCACGGCCAGCGTCTTGCCCGCTTCGGTGACTTTTGTGTGTTTAGTGAGGTTTTGCATAGACGGTAATCAAAACGGCGTAGAAAAAAAGAAAGACGGTCAGGGCCAAAGCCAATGCCAGCGGCCCCCAAAGCGGGGCGGTGATCCACCACCATGATAGGTCGGGAAACAGCGTGTATTTCAAGGCGATAAGTAGCAGGCATAACCCTATCAGCAACAGGGCAACGTAGGCGCGGTTCATAGGACAAAGTAGTTTTGGTTGGGATCGTTGGGAAAACCGTTACCAGTGGCGGTTTTCTGCACCGGGGGCGTGTAGGCCGGTGAGTTATAATAGGCGGCCAGCACGGTGGGACTGGCTGTTTGGTCCAGGTAATTTTTGAGCAATCCGGCAAATTTCTCGGCTTCTTTCCCGGCCTGCAGCGCCAACTCTTCCCGGCGGCCAGAGGGCAGGTAGTCCTCGTTGGTGATGCCGTCAGTTTCGGCCAGCAGCCGCCAGTCTTCGGTGATGTTGAGGAACGGAATCGATTCGCGGAATGATTCATTGGCCAGGGCAAACCGAATGAGCTGCAAAGCGTGCGTTTCTTCCTCGGTGAACGAATACGTAGCATCCACCAATTTCGCTTTGAGATCTTCAGCGAACGGTTTGCCCAGCAGGGGCTGGAGGAAAAAATCTTCCGCTTTCCGGATGTAATCCCGCTGGGCCAGGTACAACCGGCGCGACTTCTGGGCGTGGGGAAAATACCGGGTCAGTTCGGTGGCTGAGTGCAGAAAACTACCGTGGGTCATCGAGTAAGCCGCACTCTGTTTCCAGATCGTGAAGTCGGCTTCGTAGCTCTCCAGGTAAAACAGGGCATCTTCCAGCGCCCGGTTGGCATTGGCGATAATGTCCTTCTTCATGCTGACGTACAGCCACTTGCCCATCGGCTGGGCCTGCGCTGGATTGGACACCGACACCCCACCGTCGCCCATCGTTGAGACCATCTGGGGCAAACCGATGAAATAGGCGTAGTAGGCCGTGGCAATCTGCAGGTGTTTCAAGAGCCGCACAAACCGGCCAGTGGGAGAGCTGAGCGCCGACAGCTCTTCGTACAGCTCATCGCCGATGGCCGGGATGATATACTTCAGCTCGGCCTGTTCGACGAAGGGCTGCCAGGTGGGCCATTGCATGGTTTTCTGAATGCCCCCTAAAACGGCTTTCAATTGGGCGGTGTCTTTAATCAGCATTGGGTTTTTGAGCCGGTTTGGGCTTGTTTTTCGGTTCGTCTTCGGACGGATCGCCTTCCTCGTTCCGCGGATTATCCAGGTGGTTTTTGGCTGTTACGTCGTACGTGTAGGTTTTGATCTGGCGGATGTACAGCGTTTTGGCGGGGTCCAGGCCGTCGATCTTTTGAGCGAGCAGGAGGGGTTTGAGGATCAGCCGCCGGTGCTGCACCGTCAGAAAGTCCTGCATGTAGTTGGCGGAGGCTTCCAGTTCCTTGCCCGAACCGCCGAGCTTCGCGCCGGTTTCGATCCCGGCCAGGGCGGGCAGCACGCCGTGGCCCTGCGCCTGGGCGATATTGGCAGCATTGTACAGGTTCAGAAACGCTTCGTCGTCGATGGTGGACTTCAGGGGCGTGATCCGCACGCCCGGCAGTTCCTTGCCGAGCGAATCGGTTTTGTGAAAGGTGAACAGCACTTTGTTGGGGTTCTCGTAGCTGGAGACGGTTTCGGCCATCGCGTCTAGCACCTGCTTCTGATGGGCCTTGCGCTTTTCGTCGTCTTCGAAGCCTTCCTGATCAAAATAATCGTCGGGAATGCTGATGTGGTGGGTGATAAAGTAGCCGTTGTCCAGTCCTTTGTCGTTGAAAACCGGCACTTTGTTGCTCACTTTCGTCCAGTTCTCCGTTCCCCACCAGGGCGACAGGGCAAAAAACCGCTGGCCGGGAATGGCCGGCCGTGCCACGCGCAGGATCGACACCGGGTATTTGGCCGGTTCGGCAGAATCGAAGGCCGGAACCCGCACGTACTCGTCTTTTTTGAAGCGGCTGGTGCCGTAATTGGCGTTGATCAGGTAGGCCGTCACTTTCGTCTGGCCCTTTTCAAGTTTGGCAGGCCGAATGTCGAACACATCCACCACGTCGACGGCGAGTAGCTTCCCGCCGGTTTCGAAAGCAAACCGCACGTAGAATTCTTCGGCAAACGCCAGTTGCAGGGCGGCCGCCGGAATATAATCGTTCAGCGCCAGACGGTCGATCCATTCGGTGTAAGCCGGATCAATCACCGGCGTGATTTTGATATCGTCGCCAACGACCTTTTCAATGCCGACGCCCAGGCCCAGCCCGGCGGCAAAGTCGGCTTTGGTGTAGATGAGCTGCCATTTGTTGGGCGACTCACAGGCGAGCTGGTGCAGGCGGTGCAGCACTTTGTCGTCCCCGCGCGGAATGTGGTCGGCTTTGGTGCCGGTGGCGCGGCCGCGGTCCAGGGAGGCATCGACGGTGGTACTGGCATCGCCCCCGAAGGTGACGACGGTGGCCGCGCCTTTCTTGCCGTAGGGCACGACGTAAACGTTGTGTGCGATTTCGCGGATGGGCATTACATCAGGTGGTTTACCGGCATCCGGTTGAAGGTGACAATCAGGTCGATGTAGCAGTCGAAGTGCTTGCGTTCGGTGGGCTGGTAGCACTTCAGGATGCCGGAGCGGTTCATCTTCTTGCGCTCGTTGAGCCGGTTGGCCTGCGTGGGCTGAAGCCGGGTGCAGCCGGTCCGGACCGAAACCGTTCCGTTGGTTTTGCGAAACTTCAGGTCAAAGACGGCGTTCGGCCGGTTGACTTCGGCCAATACTTCGGAGATACCAATCACCAGGCGGTGGACGCGGCTCATAGCGGGCGGTTTTGTTACAGCCACAAGATTAAATCACCGGTATTTGGCAAAGAAGGACACGATTTTTAGGGCGTTTTGAGTAGGTTTTTGCAATCCAAATTTTGGCAAGTGATTGGCAGCGAATGGGATACAAAAAAAGCAGTCAAAAAACCACTTACTGACTCACTCGGTGGGGCGCCCGCCCTTTGACGAGAACGGAAATTTCCAAGATGAAAAACAAGGATATAGACGCTGGAAAAATCGGAATAAATGATTTTTGTAAAGAGCTATAATTTAGAATGCTATTAAAATCAATTTATCTTCAGTAGTAATAGATATTTTGTTTGATATAGCTCAGCCTTAGTAGAAGCGTACTATTTTATTTTTATTATTTCATCGACTACTTTGATCAATAAAGCCATGACTGAAATTAGAGTCGAAAAATAAATGAATGGCGATTTTTCTGGTAATGCAGCACCTTTAAGAACACTTGATAATATAATTTTTTGTGTTGTTAGAATTGATTTTAACAAAAACATAAATAACAAATATATAAGTATTATTGCCCAAGGCGAAATACATATTAATGTGTAATTAATAGAAAAAGATAAATTATCAATTCCATATCCGTTTACTGGATTACCAAGGATAGTTAAAACAAAGGAGAATAGTAAAATGTGAATTATTAGAACTAATAATAGAGTGAAGACAGAAATAGAAATAACAATAAGTTGATAAATGTTTGATTTTGCGTTGTTCCACCTATCAAGAACATTAATTACAAGTAAACCATTTAATAAACAAAATGAAATTGCCCAAATTAAAAAAAAAGCCCATCCAATAGCGCTCAAATTGTCAGATAAATCAAACCAACTTATTAAATAATTATAGAATCCATCATTAAATGGAATGCCGTAATATTTTCGTGACAAATACAATGTATAAATCAATATAAAAGGCAATATTAAAAGTATGAATAATAAAATAATCAATCTTGCTTTCGTGCTTTTTAACAATAACAAAGTGCGTTCTAAAGCAATCTTTGGAAAGTTTGGGACTTTTGGCCTTTCTACATAGGCAAGCATTTTTTTTACCCACTCTCTCGCTTTAGATTTTTGTTCCGTATTAATATGAAAATCGTCTAAAAACTTCCCAGTTCCAGTAATAAGTGCACATATGGCTATGTAAAGGCCCCAATTCATATTCGTTTTTTAAAAAGCAACAATCCTTAATTCCAAAATTAAATTAGGCAGTGAAAATGAAATTCATTTGAAAATGTCACTTTAAAGTTAAGGTGAATATGTAATTAAACCTCAAATTTTTGTTAAGATTTTTATTGGTCTCCTAAACCACATACAACGTATTCTGCTGCTTGCGGTGGCCGGGCAGGAGCTGGCGGCATTTGGCCCAGAGCCAGTAGTCCAGGGCGTCGGTGCCGTCGGTGGCGAACTCCCGGTTTTTGAGCTGGCGTTCGGCGGTCTTGTCTTTTTCGAAGGTATCTCCGATCCTAACGGGGGTGCTCTGAATGGCGATGATGAGCACCTTGTTGGTGTTCTGGTTAATGCGGATACGCGGGGCGCGGGGGTTGGATTCTTCCAGCAGTAAGTTAATCAACAGGTATTTGTCCTTATGGCGAGGGTAGGCCGTCAGCTCCCGGCGGAACACCTTCCAGCCCTTCCTGGCCAGGGCCGTGGCGAACTGGTCAAAGAATGGTTTGTTTTCATTGCTGGTGGCCGCTGAACGGGAACGCCCACCGGGATCACCGTACACAAACACCTCTTTTTTGGCGTGGTTTTCATAGGTGCTCGTAAACCAGGCGGCTATTTGCAGCACCAGGTTGGTGTCCTGATCATGCAAAACCGGCTTGGTGTATTTGCTGTTGACCACCCGCAGTTCCCGGTTAATTTCCTGGCCCACCAGCGCCCAGCAGATATCGGCGTTGAAGTCCAGGGAAATATCCAGGGGTTTGTCACTGTGGTAATCATTCGACTGGTACAGAGTCAGTCCGGATTTATCGTCGTGCTGGTAACCGTAGCTTTCAAAGTAGCAGTGTTTGCTGGTGCCGAAGGCGTGGTAAAAACAATTGGGCAGTTTACCGATCCGCCGGTTGAGGACTTCCACTTCAAACTCCAGCGGGTCCAGCTCTTCCCGCAGTTTATCGGCATAATCCGGAGGCAAGATCTCGGAATTGTCCACGTAGGTCGATTCGACGAACAGCGTTTCAGGTGGGGTGCTTTTCAACTGTTCCGCAGAAAATGTTTTCCGCAGCTCCAGCTCTTTTTGCCACAATTCCTCGGTGTGGTAGATGTGCATGCCCTCCTGGGTCCAGGGCGCGGAGGTGAAATCGAAGAAACCGTGGTGCCAGGGGTCTGAAGAAAACGATTTGTAGCGGTTGGCGCGGAAGGTGGGTTTGACGACTTTATTCAGGAAATCGGTTTTGATCAGGGCCGATTCGTCGGCCAGCCCACCGTCCAGGTTCAGGCCCCGGTGGGTTTCGGGCCGGTCCTGGCTGATGAGCTGGAGCGTGGCCCCGGAAATGTGGGTGATGCAATACTGGTAGCCAAGCTTGCCCGGCGCTTTAAACGGTTTGGGCCAGTGATCCGGCGGACGTACCCCGATTACATAGGTGCCGAACGGATTGGCTTTCGAGTATTCAACCTGGCCCATCAGTTCGAGGGCTTCCTTCAACCCTGGCAGCACGACCAGATCGAGCTGCACATAAGTCAGGCCGATCAGCCCCCACTTGCTGCGGGGAAAGCGGTCGAAGATCATTCCGGCCTTGAAACCCAGCGTGGTGGTTTTCCCCGATCCGCGCCCGGCGTTGAAGGTTTTCCGGCGAGCCCGGCTTTTGAGGAACTTGATCTGCTTGGGGTTGGCGTACACTTTGCGGCTCTCACTCATCCCATTCCAGCCCCTGCTGTTTTTTGTAAACGTTGACGTTGTTGATGAAGACATATTTGCCCGGTTTCTGGAAATCTACCGGGTCCAGCCCCTGCACTTCCTGTTGATACAGCCCGGCCAGTTCATCGGCTTCACGCCGACATTCGCGGGCTTCCTTGATATCCTTTTCCTTGAAGGCAATGTTCGACAACAAATCGTAGTAGGCAATCGACGCTTGCCGTCGGCCTTCTTTGTCGGTTTCTTCGACGGCTCCAAACAGCAGTTTGCATTCTTCGACCAGGTAGCGGGCCATGCGGTCCTGAATGGCGTAGTCTTTCATGAGCACTGAGCGCACCATATCCTCCGTGCGGCCCATGCGCAGCATCCCCCAGGCTTTGGAATATTGTTCTAACTTCTGTTGCTCGGATTCGGTAAAGTCCTCGTATGTAGTCTCATTGGCGTAGAACTGGAGGTACCGGTCGAGCTTCGATTCATCAATTTTCAGCAGCCGCTTGGCCCGTTTGATGGATAGTTTCTTGGTCATTCTCTCCCGAAAAATGCGTTGGGGCAAGATTACAGGGAAATTTTTCACTTAAAAAGGACGGATTTAAAAGAGAGTGAGTCGTAAATTTCCAACCTTTAGGCAACCAAAGGGTCAATAGGGAAAAATCTCAGGACGATGCGCTTTTTTAACCTCCTTCTATTATGCCTAATCGCGTTGTTCAGTCAACAAGCGTGTAACCAAGTAAAGCCGCAGAAGGCTTCAGGCTGTAGCGATCCGAAATTTTCGCGCGCTAAAGAGTTTATAAATCTGGATGCAGTTGTCGTCGATCGGTACGGGGTAAGCTTGTATTTATTGGAAGCTTCCCAGCCCAATGAGTATGGCCTAACTGTTCCCTTACTGCCTTGTAACCTGCCCGATTCCTACAAACAAGATCAGCTTCGCATTCGTGTAAGTGGGTATACGCTCACCCATCCGGACCTGACGTACCAAATCAGTTCAGGTGAAAATTTTGAAATTACTAGGATTGTAGAACGATAAACGACTGGATGCTCCGAGGAGAAAACGCCAGGGTATCCCCTCGGAGCGGAGGACTACTCAAACAACCCATTCCCCTCCGGATTCATAATCGCTTTCATGGCCTTCGTCCGCATTTCCTGCTCACCATCCACATCCCGGTGCGGATGCAATAGCGTGCCTTCGTCGAAGAAATGCGCCCAGGACCGGCCCAGCTTTCGACCGCGATCGTTGTGCTTGTCGAGCGCAAAGTCCGGAATTTCCTGCCGACGGAACGGATGCGTCAGCCAGGCCCATAGCAGCGTCCAGTCAATCATTCGGCTTTTGCGCGCGCGGCAGAGCCGCAGCACCGCCTGAGTCAGAAACAACCGCTGAGGCTCGTTCTTGTCCTCCTTCTTTTTGGCCTGTTCCCGATGCATTTCGTAAAGTGCCCAGATCTCGGCGGGGAGTCCCGGTTCAGCCAGGCCCACGTCTTCGCTGGTCATGATCCGCAGCCGCTTCCAGACGTATTCGACAAAACCGGAATCGTACAGCTCCACCACCCAGAACATGGCCTGCTCTTCCAGGCCCCGACGGATGCACTTTTGCAAGGCACTGCTGCACTCAAAAAAATCGTACCCCTTCCGGGTGCGTATGTCGTACTTGCTCATCGTTCAATGACAATTTTGTTGTGTTCCACCCAAACTTTTACCGAATCACCCCGGCTAAAACCGGCGCTGGTCATCCACTTACCCGCCAGCAGGAGCGACGGCACCAGTTCGGTTTGCTGCCGGATCGTCCAACGGTGTTTTTTTCGTTGTTGATACCCAATTTTTCGTACTTTCACGGCTCAGGTATTTATTCCGGGTCGCCGGCGCGATTAACTTTCAGTGAAAGCCCGGAAGCCCTTGCATCCGGGCTTTTTGTCAATCGAAGAGTCTGGTTTGCTTTTCAACGTGGTTGAACAGCGGGAGGTCCAGGAAACCCTGGTTCTCACTTTTACGTAGCCCCACTCGGGTGGGCTGGCTCATCAGAAACTCGTTCAGGAGCTTGACCTCAAAGGTCGTCAGTTTGGCTTTCTTTGGCTTTTTCATCCGCGTTTTAGCTGTTTGTACACTTTGTCCAGGGCAATTTCTCCGCGCACGACTCGCCAGGCGACTTTCAAACTCATACTCATCGTGACGATGCCGCGCCGGAACAGCGCCCAGGCCGTGGTCATGATCGACCGAAGCTTCGTTAACCATTCTTTTCTCATTGATTTCCAGATAGTTATTGTTAATTGATGGTGTAAAAATCTCCCGGCAGAACGGATTAAAAAAGCGTTTTTCCTGAATTATTTTTCGCTAAAACGCTGATTATCAGAACAATATAAGTTGTCCGTTTTGCGCTACCTGCCCAATGTGCTGGGGTTCTTTGTACGCGCCCTGGGGCCGGGTTTGGGCTGGTTTGGACGGATCGGGTTGAAGCTGTTTTTTCTCCCGAAATGACCCGAACAGGTAGGAATCTTCCGGCTCAATGGTTTCAATGGACGGACACCCGGCCAGGGGCAACAGGCGGTTGACGCGGTAGCCAAACCGCCATTCCCATTTCAGGCTGTCCATGCACACGGCTTCACCTTCGCAACCGTGCAGGGCCATGTTCACCGCCGTCATGCGCGCGCAGATCGGGTCCAGATCGGCGGCAAAATGGTAGTTGCCCGGCGCCAGGGCGTGGAAAGCCAACAGCAGCCGACCGGAACCACAGGAAGGATCATAAACCTTCTGGCGTTTTCCCTTCAGCGATTCTTCGCAGCCCTGCAGGCGCACCATCAGGTCGCAGACGTGTTCGGGGGTGAAGAATTGACCCAGCAGTTGCGATTTCCCGCGTGAGGTCAGGCATTCGTAATAGTTGCCCAGGCCGTCGTACCAGTCGGTGTCAGTCACGATCTGGCTTTGCTGCAGCAGGATTAGTTCCTGGGTCAATTGGACAAACCGGTCCAGATCGCCGTACTGCTGTTTCAGTCGCTCGTAGACGCCAACCCGTTGGGGCATGAACGATTCGGTCAGGAACTCGACGAAATCGCTGAAAAAGCTGGAGTAGTTGAAGCCGTGCTCCATTTGGGAGAATAGCTTGTTAAACGCACGGAGTTCGTGCGGTACAACGGTGGATTTTAACATGGTAGGAGAGAAATAAAAAAGCCCCGCGTGTCGGCGGGGCTGTGGGTTTCAGAACGGGACGGCTTCGGCTTCGGTAGCCGGTCGGCTAAAGTAGGCCGACCGCAGCAGGTGATCGACGTAGTAGTCTTTGATCCGGAAACCGGTCAACTCTTTAAACCGGTCTTCGAGTTGCTCCCGAATCAGTAGGGCCGGAGATTTGTAACTGTTGGGTTTATACGTCCGGACGAACTCCAGAATAGCATCAATGCTGACCTGCGCAGGCGCGATCGCGTTGATTTCTTCCACTTGCACGTCGATGTTCCGACCGGTTTTCTTAAACCAGCCGCGCGACACATCGGGGAGCCAGTTTTTGTCGCCCCATCACTCGAAGTCTTCTTTGGGGAATGGAGCCAGGTGTTCATCCAGTACGCTCTCCACCGACACCCATGCGTCGGCATCGGCGCAGGCCTGTTGCCAGAGTTTGGCGATTTCCAGCGGATTCTGGGATTGTTCAAACAGGTGCTCATCGACGCGCTCCGGATCGATGTCGGGTGGGAGCGGGGTTGGCATCAGGGCCAGGTGGGCCACGGTGTAGATGCCCAATTTGGCACACACCATTTTGTCCAGGGTGTTGATGTGCATTCGGCGGCCGACCTCGCTGGCCCACTCGTAATACTCTTTTTCGGACTTGCCGGTGGTGGTCAAAAACCGGTCTAAATTCCGGCGCGGAACTGTTGTGTTTTCCATTGATTTACAGACGTTTATTGTTTGAATTGGTCTGTAAATTCTCCCAGCAGAACGGATTAAAAAAGCGTTTTTTCTGAAAATTTTGTGTTATTTTGTATTAATTATTCAAACAAAAAAGATCTCATTAAATCGTAACTATCAGTTGGAATAAATGGAAAACATCTGCCAATAACCTTGCTCATATGTTTTTGTAATTTTCCTGTTTCTTTATAATGAGGAGAATTATAAATTGGAAAAGATTTCTTTATAATGCCATCCAACTGATGATTTCCCATTTCTAAGAACCATTTTGGAAGCAGTATAATTTTACCATTTGCATAATATACTTCTTTTCTATCAGAATCTTTACTTTTAAAGTAAGGAAACGAATTGTAAATTAATTTCAATATATAATCACTAAATGATTGTAATGCTTTTTCTGACTCATTCCCAATCAAGTACGGACTAATAGTTCCTAAATCAAATTCAGAAACTACATTGTAAGTGTCCTTTTCAATAAATGAACAAAAAATATAAATGGGATCAAATAGAAAATTTTCTAAGGAATATCTGCTAGAATCTCCATGAATAAAAATGTAACTGTCTAATGCTTCGTAATTCTTTTTATCCCAGTCTATAATTCCATAAACAGTTTTGTTTCCTGCTCCTCTAAATTCATTAACCAAATTAATAACTTTTTCACAAGAACTATCCCCGTAATCACCTGAAATAAAATACAATTTTGTTTCAGGCTTACAAGTTCTTGATACTACTTCGTTAATAATTTGATAATAAACAAGATCAGTTGGGCTTTCTACAATTATCTGTTTATGTTTGCGATAATTAATGCTTAAAATAGGAATTGTGTTTATTAAAATTTCTAATGCTCTATCTTTATTGACTTTTTTTAATGCAGAATTATTTTCATTAGATAACTGGTAAATAGAATCTTCAGGAGAAAGGGCGATTGTGGTCGGATTATGAGTCGTAATAAACACTTTAGATTTATTTTTATTAACAACAGTGTCATAAAGCGATTGGATCAAAGTTTGAATTCCGTCAGGGTGTAAAAAAGCATCAGGTTCATCCAATAAAATTAAATCTGGAAATTTGCTACTCTCATTAAAATTAATGTTCAAAAAAAGTAAAGCATAGAAACTAAATAAAATTCTTTCACCAGATGATAAATTTTGAAATTCAAGAACTTCTCCTGAAATAGAATTTGTTAAAGAAATAGAGAAATTGCCATTTTTTTCAAATTCTTTAAAATTAAAGTCTTTTAATCTGAATTTGAACTCATATTCATTTAAGAAGTCATTAAATTGATTGAATGGAGACCTGTTGGCTTTTATGAATTCAATATCAGAAATGGAATTATTTTCTTCGCCATATAAGACTTTATTGGTAAAGTTTGTTCTATTTAAATCTCTTCTATATATATATGAGGCAAAAATTTGTAGAAAATTATTGGTATAATTAGTGTCGTAAAGATATAGGGTTTCCTCATAAGGTAAATTGATAAAGTCCTCAGTAGAAATATTGGACTCATCTAATCCATTGTATCTAGATATTTTGAAAATGAATTCGAAAAGATGTCTCTTTTGATTTAAATATTTATTTAGTTCTTGCAAAGCTATTTCATTTGAAATCACTTTGCCCTTTACTGAGCCTGGAAAGAAACTAAATGAAATAAGTTCATTAATGTATTTTTTAACTTCATCAGTCTGCTTTTCGGGGAACAGATCAAGATAGTTATTTTCTATGATTTCTTTAATCGGAATATTAGTATAATAAATTTTATGAATAAAATCTTTAAATTTGCCTTTTAATACATGCCAATCTCGAATAATTATAGAATTATAGTCAGACCAATTCTTGAACGAATAGTTTCTTTTATCGAAATCTATAAAATCATACTTGAGAATGGATTCTATGTTTTCACTAAATTTAACTACTCGAAATTCCGGTAATTTTAAGTTGTCTTCTAAAATAGCTTTCAGAAGTTGTGTTTTTCCACTTCCATTAGTTCCAGTAATTACGACAAAATCAGTTAGCTTATCGCTCTCAAAAGGTTTTAATGACAAGTAGTCGTTAGTAATTGACAGAATCATTGGATGTTTTAAGTTTTTGAAAAATTATATTAAAGGTGCCTTACCATCAATCTTTTAGACTATTTTAAATTACAACAATCGATTTCAGATTGTAAAGGAATGATTTGAGAGAATTTTAATTTGTAAATACTACATAATAGTGGTCGATTATTATATTTTTAATCAAATTGTATACATTTCAAAATGGTAGCTTCATAGTCTTCTGAAACGGATGTTTTGGCTTCGCCTTCCCACCAGCTTTTTTCAAAGTAACCACTTCTTTCCCGAACACCCGCTGAAGATAGTTAAAATCTTTCTCTTCCGCATCCAAATTCCGAAACTCGGCCAACCCGCCCGCGTTAACGAACGTATCCTTCTGAGCAAAGTAAAACCGGGTATCCTTCCAGATCAGACGGTGTTCGTAAGCGTTCAGGCAACTGATCCAGTAATCCTCGTTGCATTTGATCTCCGGCGAATACCATAATTTACTTCCGGCCAGCACGCCGTGCGCGCAACCGGTCACGTAGCCACTGAGTTGAATCGGGTTCAGCGAGTTGTAAGAAACCGGTGTCGGGCTGGAGCTGAAGCCGAACAGATACGCTCCGGCATGGCGGGCGGCATCGGAGGTGGCCTGGATAATTTCCCGGGCGGTCAGTTCGTCAACATCGGCGGACTCGCCCGGCTGGGTATATAGCCGCCGGAAGGCGGTAATGTCGTCATCGAGCATGAACACGCTGCCGAAATGCTTAATGATCCAATCACGCTTGCGGGCCAGGCCCACCACCGAATCCGGGTGGGTCACAATCTCGTCTTTCGGGTTACAGAGCCGGTAGGCTTTCGCCTGGCTTTCCGGAACGCAGATGATGGCGCCAGCCACCACGCTGGTGGTTAGCACGCGCGTGTGGCGTTTGTGGCTGGGAATTACGATCTGGCATTCCATTGGGTCTGAAACTGGTTAGCGGTGATAACGTGAGTTTTGCCGATTTTGGTGGAAGCTTTGTAGCAGCGCATTGTCTCGACGCCCAGTTGCTCGGCCACGTTGTTCTCGTCGATCTCATTCGTGCAGACAATGATGAAGGCAGTGTACTTCTCCGAAAACTTGGCTACAATCGGCATTTCCGGTTTTTCGTCCTCCGGCAACGCTTCCTTCAACTGCTGCTCCAGATCGCTCAGGTCGATGCCGTAACTGCCCAGGTCCACGAAATCGGAAAAGTCCGACTGGAGCAGCAGTTTGTCCCACTCGCCGAAGGTGCTGTTCTCGATCACGGAAATTTCCTTGAACTCGGCTTCGGTCAGTTTGCGGGTAGCCACGCGCACGTCGATCATCTCGTCGCCTTTGCCCATCGCCAGCATCACTTTGCACCGCTGGTGACCGGCAATCAGTGTGCCGTCGGCATCTACCACCGGCAGGCCGATCAGGCCAAACTGGCCGATTTTGGTTTCGAGTTCCCGCTGTTTGGCGGCCGTAATTTTTCGGGGATTCTTTTCGTAGGGCACCAGGTCCTGCACCCGGCGTTTTTCAGTCGTAAATAACTCAGTCATGATTTGCGAACACATGGATGATTCACAAACATGGCTCGATCCAATTGACGCTGGTAGGACAAATTAGCCGCAGGAAATAACGCTACATAGTTGGTACAAGAGGCTTAAATGCAACTGCCAAAATAAAAGCAACTGCAAGAAACGAAACCACCCAGAGCAGGATTGGACCCGATGGCCCCTTCAGCTTAATACCCAATACTGACATTTCCAAGGTTCCGGAAGACGATCGGAAGTAGCGGACAACATAGGTGGCTAGGAAAGCCGCTAATAAAACTGTAACGATCCCAGAAATCAGGGGGAATACCTTAACCCATCTTGTAGTGGCAGCATCAATTCGATCGAATCTGCCATCATAAAAATCTAGTAAGACAACAAAAACAATGACAACAGTAATAATTGAGATGGTAATTGAAAATACCCAGGCTAACAGCTGGTCAGGTTTCATCTGTTTCATGAATTTGGCATAATTGTGCTCATAAGCTTCTAACTTTTAGGGATATATGCAAAATAAGTAAGAGAGAATTTTAGAAAATTAAATTTCCCGATAATCAAAGCGCCTTGAACAGCGCCAGCATCCGTTCCAGCTTTAATTCGGCTTTAGCGATCTGCGTCCGGTAGTGCTGCTTTTTAGCTTCGGTCGACGAGCGGTCCAGCCCACTGCGGTATTTGCTCAGTTTCGATTTTTCGTAGCGAATCAGCCGGTCCAGCTCAAACTTGTCGGTGGGCAGCGAGGCCGAAAAACTGTCTTCCACCAGCTTTACCGGCTCCTGGGCGGGTCGGTGGCCGTGGTCCAGGGCGTAGCGGATTTCGTCCTGCTTTTCCACCCAGGCCCGGCGAAGCGTCAGAATCTGCCCCACCACATCCGGACAGGCCAATTCATCCGGAATGCTTCCCAGGGAGTTGGACAGTTCGGCTTTCCGGCGGCTGATCTCGCCCTGCTCGGCCCGGATGGTATTCACCAGAGCGGCCACGGCGGGTGGCAGGCTGGTACCTGGCGGGCGGATCGGTCGGCTGGGTTGGGCCGGTTCAGAAGTGGGATGTGCCGTCGTGAGGGCTTCGTAGACCAGGCGGGCTTGTTCCACGTCGGCCGGGTTCGCCTGGCCGCTTCGGAGCCGGAGTTTGGTCAGGTTCCAGGCGGCTTTGGCCTGGGTGCGTTGGTGCTGCAGTTGGGTTTCGGTCATCCCCGAAATTACCCGGTGGGTTCGGTGTCCGACAGGAGCGCTTCCGTAAAAGCATCGACGGTTTCCTGCCAGGTTTTGGCTTCAATCCAGACTGTCGGCTGCTCGTAGTGATTGATTTGCGCTGAGATCACTTCCTGCACTTCGGCCGAATAACCGGCCAGCAAGTCGCCGAGTTGGTGGGGCGCAATACCGCCCTGTTGCAGATAGGTAAAGAGAGAGGGGAGGCAGGCAGGACGGAGCATATATGAAGCCGGTTGGTCACTGCGAACACTCGTCTGACAGACGACCTGTTACCCTACTTGCAAAGGTATGCCAACCGGCAGGTCGTTAAAGTCCTGCCAGTCGGTCGGCTGTCATAAAAAAGTGTTCGCAGGGCAAACATAACAAAAAAACCGGTTAGCCAACAGGCCACCGGTTTTTGTACGACCAAACAGTTTCAATTGACGCTATTCGTTTGTCTCTTCCTGGGACTCGTCGGCGTCTTCTGGTTCATCCGTTTCCAGACTCACTTCCCGACTCTTCAGCAGGGCCTCCAGCTTCTGCTGAGCTTTCTCTTTCAACGCCTGATCGGTTGCCAGTTCCGGATTTTTTTCGGATTGTGGTGTTTTCGGCTTCTGGTTTTGCTTCGCCATTTTCGGAGATAGGTTGCGCCGATGACTCGGCAGGTTCAAAATAGTGGGTTATTCCGGCGGCCATCAGCTTTTGGGCCATTTCATCGGTCAGGTTTTCGTCGATGTTGACCAGGCCCAGGTTACCGACCGAATGGCGAACGCCCCCCTCGGGAACGTTCACCAGTTTGAATTTAATGAGCATAGGTTGGGGCTTAGGTCGTCGCTTCCGGTTGGATCGGCAGGGTGGCCACCAGCGAAGCCTGGATCGGCAACAGATCCCACATAAAACCGTCCTGATCACCCTTTAGCGTAAAACCCCGCTTGTCGTTGCCCTTCTTACCGCCCTTGAAGGATTTCTTCAGGAAAATAGGGTTGTCGCTCGATCCCACCACCACAAACTGACCGTCATTCATTTCCACAATCCAGACGCTCCCGGCGTTCAGGTGCTTTTTTAGTTCGCCCTGGATGGCTTTGGAGAATCCGGCCAGCATCAATTCGATGGTGTGTTTGTGCGACTGAAAACCGGGATCACCGTTTGAATCACTCGCCACTTCCGCCGTGCCGTCGGGAAACTGGTACTCGGCAAATTTGTTGGTGCCCACCATCAATGGCAGGGCTGTCACCTCACCGGTTTGGGCTTCCTCCAGCGTCGGCCAAATGCCCTGAATGTGTTTCGATAACGCCACCAAGACTTTCCGCAGCCCGCCGGGGTTGGGGGCCTGAAACGACTGGCCGTCGAGGTTGGCGAAGTTGACGTAGGCCAGCCCCATCACCGGAGCCGCCACGTTCAGCGGGTCGCTGGTCAGGTGCTGCACCACTTCCAGCGGCATCACCACGCCCACCAGAAACGCCAGCCCCGCCAGAAAAAAAGAGAAAATTGATTTTGCTTTCATAAAAAATGAACCAGTAAACGAGTTGAGAAAAAATGAATTACAGGCCGTAGCTTTCGTTTAGGCTTGGCCCGACCACAGCAGGCTCGGCATCGCCACGTCCATGCCAATCTGGAAGTCCATGACCCACGCCAGGTCCCGCTCGCGTTTGTTGTAATCGAACTCCAGGTTCGACTGCGCCGACTCGTCATCGTAGAGCCAGGCCACAATGCCGCGCGGCAAAATCAGGGGCGCTTCAAAGGCGGTCGGGCCGCTGGTCAGCATGTAAGGTTCGACGCAGAATTCGATCACCGTGCCCTCGATGGTCTGCTTCTGAAAACCGGCGTTGTAGGGCAGGGTGCCGTAGGTCGACCGGTAGTTGCGCTCGTAGGCTTTCAGGTGCGAAAGCGGGGTCAGGCAGATCAGGTCCTGGTAGAAGTACTCGGTCGGCAGCGTGTCGATCTTAGATCGGTTCAC